AATTATTTAGAGAACCCATTCATTTTCAACTCCTCCCAATGCTATAGTACAAACTGGAAACTGTTCAGAAAAAATTTGTTTACATGCTTTAGCAATATCCATATGTTCTTTTTGTGTTCCATTTTTTTCCCGTAGAGAAATATATGTTATCCACGAACGGATAGAACCAGTCATGTAAATTCTTGTTGATGTTGCTAACGGAAGCACAAAACGAGCACATTCTTTTGCCACCCCCGCTTCAAGCATGTCAGTATACAGTTCCTGTGTTTCGGCAAATAACATCTTAGCACGTCTTTGAAATGCTGACACTAGTTCGGGATCAAGGTCGTCAATAGAATTTTGGCGATTCTTAGTATCTTGACGACGAAGTTCTGGAAGAGGAATCTCTTCGGTCAAAAGATTGGTATCAGCATAACGCTGAGAAAATTCTTGAAATGTAAATGATCGGTGTCGAAGAATTTGGGCTGCTATTGCTCTAGTAGTATTAATTTCCAAACTTAAGAACGCTTGTTCAAAAACAGACCAATGATTGTTTTTGATACAGTAACTTAGTAATTTAGAATAACATTCGTTATCTTGATTGTTTGGATTTGAAACTCTAGCAATATAAGCAATAGTTTTTTCTGCTTCTGGAGTTACGCTAATTAACTTTACTTGACTGTTCATAAATTTTACAAATTTGAGTTAAAAATTCTTCTTTAGATAAAGAAGATTTCATTTTATTACACACTGAACAACAAGGAACAACATTTGAAATTTCATATCCAATGTTATTATTCATTCTATCTATTCCATTTGTTGGAAATGGTTTTCCTTGCTGAGTTTTTCCTTCTCTTATTTTTGGAGAAGCATTACAATAAAAACAATTTGAAGTAATTATATCAGAAAAATTTGATATATCTAAACTCCACAGATGATTTCTTTCTTTAGCAGATTTTTTGTATTTTTTATACAGAAAATCTAGATGACTTTGTTCTGTTCGTTGATTTTTTCCTCTGTCTATAGCAGATTGTTTTTTTATACATCCACAACTTTTATAAGTTTTTATGTATCTTTTATCTAATTCCCAATGTTTTTTACATAAAGGGCATTCTGCTATCACAAACATTCTTAGTTCGTTGTTTTTTCCAATTGGTTTTTTGCCAATTTCTTCAATAATTTTTAGCATTGTTTTTATTTAATTAATTGCTAAAATTATTTATAAAAAAACAATGCTAATCTTCTATTTTTTCTAATTGATTTCCTCCGCTTTCGGCGTCACTGTCACTAACTTCACTGACTGGTTGTTCAAGAATCGCTGGGTTGATTGTATATCCAAATCCACGGGTTGCTCGCTCATAGTTTTGTAAGTTTTTGCGTAGTTTCTTAATTTCATGACGACGTTTAAGAATTTCAATATATTGTTCCTGAGAATAATTTGGGTTTTCTAGTGCTTTGGTAAGCATTTTGGTAGTGTATTTTAATGATGCCATAAATCATAAACAGATTTGTTAATATCATAACATATGTTTCGGATATTGTCAACTGAAAAATAAATATATAATATCTTACAGCAGTTATGTCTCCGTTATCTAAAGAAGAAATTCAAGATATTATAGATAAATCAATTGCAAAAGCAATCAAAAGTCATGAAATTCGTGTTGGATGGATAAGTGGAATTATTGGAGTTTTGTTTGTTTTTGGCATTATTCATTCAATATGGTTAATGAAAAACTGGATTCACTAATATGGAATTGTTTTATTTTATTCCATTTATAATTTTGTTTTTAATTGCCATATCTATGGTAATACATGGTTGGTTGATTGTCAATCAGCATTTTGGATATTCTGAACATCCAAATATTAAAAAACATCCAGAAATGGAAGGAGTAAAAAAAGGAGAAAAATTATTAATGATAAAATTTACAGACGAAGATTTACAAGAACTACAACAAAAAATTTTAGAGCAAAAAATGCAAGAACTTTTTGAAGAGCCCTCTACATACGAAGATGATGACGACGACTGAATTAATCTTTTTTATTAATTTTGTTTCTGATATGCTTTATATGTTTATCGCATTCATGTGTGGTTTAATTATAGGGTATATAATTGGATTTAATAACGGAAACGGCTTATAAAAATAAAAGGAGGCATATGCCTCCTTGTTTTATTCTAAAGATGCCATATATAATTGAGCTTGTTTTAATAATCTTTTTTTCAAAATTTGTTTACGAATTAAATTCAACCAATTCATTTTACATTCTCCCAATCCCAGTTATTGCATGGACGATAAAATTGTCCACGATACCTAAGTGGTGGATGTGAGGGAGCATGAATTGAAGAATACCAATTGCGATACTCTTTTTTAGGAACATCAGTATTGTACTGGCATCCTCTGTATGTTGCAATTGATGGAGCAATCAATTCTTTTTCTGCGTCAGTATTATACTGACATCCTCTGTAAGTTGCTTGTGACATTAGAAATTCTCCTTAGTTTTATGAGTTAAAGAGCGTTCCTTCGGTCGGATCTTGTATCTATTTCACATTCTTTATCTGTAAACAATTTAATTTCTTGTACGATACTAATTTTATTTTCCGGAGTTAAATTTGTATTTTCTAATACTCTATTTGCAAGTAATTGCGATTGTATACAGGTTAAAAGTAGTAGTTCCATAGATGAACATTTGTTCTAGTACGACTTACTTCCGTTCTCTATTTGAAAATAGCGAATGAACGTTAATACTAATTATAACACATATTTTGTATCTTATGATACTATCTTAATATAAATTCAAGATGATAGTCAGTAGCATTTAATTCTTTAATAATTATATCACATGCAATTTTAGGTTCTGAATGTCCACAAGTAAATACATCTACTGCTGCTTCTCCTTTTTCGGGCCAAGTATGAATACTAATATGACTTTCGGATAATAAACAAATTGCAGTTACTCCTTGAGGATCGAATTGATGAGACATAGTTTGAAGCACATATGCTCCACAAGTTCTGGCAGCATTTTCTAATAAATTGCATAGAAAAAACTCGTTATCCAATAGAGATAACGAGCACCCATATAAATTTAGTAAATAATGCTTTCCCATTTTATCTTCGTTTTTTATCTTCTTTAGGTTTAATATCCCACAATCTAGGATTTATTCTTCCATCAGTCCATTCTATTTTTTTAACAATTCTTCCAAACCTATCGTAATAAGCATCAAAAATACTATATCTCGATCCCATGATAATGTCATACCATTGTTCATTTTCTTTTTCACAAGTAACCAAATAGGAATTAACGGGAAGAGATTTATCTTTTGATGCAGATTTATTGCAATTACTTATAATAACTGTGATACCATACTTTTTAAAAATATTGATATCTTCAGTTGTCAAAACCATTATACTCTTCCTCCCCATTTAATATGTGGAAATGCTTCCTCTACACAAGCTCTTGTAATTTTATATTTTTTTTGTAATCCTTTATCTTTAACTAACACAAGAAGTTGAGCTTCTTCTTCATGTAAACCTTCTAAAAGTTGAATAAAAAGATTTTCTCGTGTAGTTTGATTGATACTAGAACCTCCTTTGAAAAACAAATATAGTTTTCTATATTCTTGTTCCAATAAAGTATGTTCTGTACCTTTAGGAGCATCATTTGGATTGAATGGTACTTCTCCTTCTGGCAAGAGAGAAATAATACTTTCATCATAATTTGCAATAAGAATTGCTCTTAATGCATTAGTATTATATTGTTGCAGTAATTGAATTTTTTCTACCTTAGTTTTGGCATTGCTCACTTTTTGAAGCACTTCGGAAATTAAAAGTCTCATTTTTTAAAAGGGGACGAACTACGGAAATAAAAAGCTTCCATCAAATCATTTAATTGATATTTGCGGAAATATTCTAAAGGAATTTGCTTATTAGTATTTAGACTTGCATACTCATCAATAATTTTTTGTTCTATTTCTTCTGGGATGTAATCTAAATCAATAAGAGTTCTGTTTCGATAATAATTATCTATTTCTGATTTTGTTTTGCAGAACATAGAAGGATCTTGATCCACCCAAATATTTAATTTTTTTTGGCTAATTGGCTTTTGTCTTTTTTCTGTTACAAAAGTGTCATCATCTGAAAGAAAATTTGGTATACCATCAGATTTATCACCTTTAATAATATGTTCTTTAATAAAACTATATGGATTGTCTGAAGAGATATAACTCTTCATAATTGGATTGTATTGTATTACTCCAGGATACTTATGCAGTTGAATAAAATCTTTATCTCCAGAAAGAATTAAAATTTGTTCTTTTGCTTTTTTATGTTTACACAAAACTGAAATAATATCATCAGCTTCTGCTCCCAATACTTCCATTACTTTGTAGGGGAAGTAATTTTTAATCTCGTCCCGGATTTTATTTAATACATCAAATATAGAATTCCAATCTAAACCAGATTTTATTCTATCTTTTTTACGATTGTATTTATAATGTGGAAAAAAATCTTTTCTCCAATAATGTTTACTATCATATGCAAGAACTATTTCACCATATTCTTGTTTGTATTGTTTTTCATATGATACTAAACTTGTCAACACCATATAACGAACTAAATTTTCATTTAATTCATCTTTCTTAAGTTGTGCCATCAGATTACTAATCATAACCTGATTTACATCTACTAAAATCATTATATTTAACCAATTAGTTTTTTATTATTCTATATTTTTATATCACATAATTTACAATATTAATTTAACTTACGTCAATAATACTCACAATCGTCTTCTTCTTCATCTTCAATAAATTTTACTGAAAGTAATTCTTCATTAATAACAATTCCTTCGTCATCATACATTTCTGGGTGAAGTTTAGTAGGACTATTTTTATTATAAAAATTATAAACAATATCATTAATAAACCACCCTATTATAATTCCTACAATCAAAAATAGAATCATAAAACAACCAGAAAAAAATAGCATTGTTGATTCCATTTGTTAGTTCTCCGAGTGACTTATTTGATGTCCCCCCAAGTAATTTCGATCTTAAAACAGAATTGTTTTTTGCGGAGGGAAAAACATTTATTAATTTTCAATCCTTTTGATTTATTGTTTACCCTCCTGAGCATTAGCTCTACACCTTTATTTATGGATATTTTTTCCATCTCAATTTGAATTTTTATTAGATTTTACCAAACCTTTTTCTACAAAAAATTTTACTGTTTCTACTAATCCTCCAATTGGAACTCCATCTATAATTGTATATGGATATGCAGTTGCTGAAGGATATTGTTTTTTAAATTCATCTCGCGTAATATCTTTACCTACAACAAACGATTGATATTCTACATTTGCTCTAGCCATTAGTTCTTCTATTTTTTGACAATATCCACAACCAGAAATTTTATAAATTAATATCTCCATATTTTTCTAGAAATTTTGTTCAACCATTATAAATCATCTTTAGTGCTTTGTCAAGTGTTTTTTAATATTATGTTTTTATAACAAATGTAAAAAATATTTTTTACTAAATAGTTATATGAGAAAAAATTCTCATATTAGAGACAAGACGTATTACTAAAAGATTCCAAAAATGGTTCTTTCATTAATGCCTCATCTCTAATTGGGTGATACAATCCAATTCTGAAGAG